GCTTCCACAATTTCACCGTACATGGTGATTTCGGCATTCGTACCATCTGTCGTGGCCATCGTGTAGAATGGCCGGGTTATTTTAATCGCCTTCATCGTCTTCTCCTCCTTTGGTGGTGGTCTGTACCGGAGTTACCCCGGCATCCTTTAAAAGTTCCATTTCACGTTTCAGCAGCTGCACGTTATCGCTCCAGTCACCACCGCCCATTTCGCGGGTGATCTGTTCGTGCGTCTTGATGCCGTGGGTGATTTGGATCACAGCAGCATTGCTTTCCTTCAGTGGGTCAATCTGGCCCTGAATCGGGCCAATCCAGCGTGTTCCGCACCATGCCTCACGGATCAGCGGGTCAACAAAAAAGCCAGGAGCCTGTATACGGCCTCTGGCTACTGCCTCCGCTAACCAAATCTCATAGATTGGCTGGCAGAAATCGTCCACGAACCACTGTCTGTACATTTTGAAATTTTCCCAGGCTTCCAGCAACGCAGCACGGCTTGCAGAATAGCTGCTGTTGAACTCTTTCAGCAAAACTTCATACGGAATCCCCAAAGCGGAACCGACCAGGCGGCAGACCGCTTTCAGGAAGTTATCAAAGCCGGCGGTCGGAATGTTCGGATTCCCAAACACAACCTTTTCGTTTTCACCCAGCACATTGACTGTTCCTGGTCCCATTTCGTATTCGTTTGCGCTTGCGGACATATTCGTTTCAGGATTCTCGCCGGGAATCGGTGCAATATCTCCCGAACCCACCTCATTGAATGGCATCTCGGCGGGATTGGTGACGGTTTCGATCCATGCTGTAAAGAAAGACTGCACCAACGCCGCCATCAGTTCCGATTCGGTGTATCTTCGAATCTGTAGCAGTGGTTCAATTACTTTGGCCAGATACGGGACACCACGGTACTGATCAGGCCGTTCCGCGTTCATGACGTGCAGAATGTTCGGCAGTCCGGTTTGTTCCCCATATGCTGGGATTCTTGTCCACTTGACTTCCTTGTCCGTTATCATTTCAAAGGGATATGTGTTGCAGATGTAATAGGCTACAACGCGACCATTATCATCTACTTCCACACCATCATGGATGAGGTTTCCGTTGTCCGCTTTGCCTTCCGTTGCCCCGATTAGGTAACTGCCTGTCCGTACACTATCCGGAGTACTGATGCGGTCAGCCTCAATCAGATGGATGCGAAGCGAATAGGGATTCAGTGGAGTAGGTTCATACCGCTTGATCAGGGCGAATACATCGCCGCTCATCAGCCAGCTGACCAGTGCTAACTGCTGCAGTTCCGGGAAGTTGGACAGCCCAAGGGCATCGCAGTTCTGCTTTTTGTTTGCCCAAAGTCTGAACTCCATTTCCGTTTTTTTCCGCCATGATGTCGCGGTATCGGGAGTCATTCCAAGGACATCAATATCCGGGCTGGCCTGTATGGTGAGTCCCACACCAACAACCTTCGTGCGATTTGTATCGATGGCGGAGGTGGCAACAGGTGCAGCCATATACAACATTCGCGACCGCTGCCGGAGCGTCATGTTGTTCATGTCGATGTCCATCAGCGGGGACTGACTGACAGCCCTAAAACCACGGATTGCACGTTTCACAAGGCTGGCCCCGGCATCGCTGTACCCGGATGCCTGCGGACGGCTTCTGTTTCGGTTTCGATTTTTTTTGCTCATATTTACGCCTCCAATTTAAATGGCGACAGCACCTGAAAGGAGCAAAGATGCTGCCGCCGTGGTAAGCTCCTGAAAGAGCGTGTACCCTTACCAGTCCCTGGGAAGAATCCCGAAGGCTTTCCTTGCCCGACCGCCTTCCAGCTGGGCTTCGAGTTCGTCCACTTCCTCTTCCATTTTCCTGATTTCTTCCGTCAGAGCAGGAATATCAAACCGGGTAAGTTCGCGGTTATGGATTCGATACGATTTTGCACCGCCTTTTACCAAAGCCCTCAATGCTTCCCGCAGTTCGTCCAGCATTTCCTGACGGAATATTAGTCGCTTCTGGATTTCTGTTTTTTTAGTCGCCATATCTGTCACCAGTCCTCATAGTATTTTGATATGTTGTTCCGCTTTGGTTTGTTCTGCTTTTTCGGCTGTGCCTGGGCAACAGGTGTCTGCTGCGGCACCGCGATTCCCCTTGACATTTTAATTTTGCGTTCGATGGCATCCAGATTCGGATTCATCGCCCGGAATGCGGCCAGCGCATAATTTCTGCAGTCAAGAGCCTCATTGCGTTCATGACCTGGTATGATTTCCCATTGCCACGGCTGCTTGAGTCCCGCCTTATAGACAAGGTGTTCTGACAGCAGTCCTTTGAAAAAAGCTGCTCCATAATCGTCACGCTTTGGAAAATGGCAATACTTGCTCCCGGGAGTCTGCACCAGCAGGTTGTCCATGATGCTTTGCTTTCCAGAATCGACACCAATCTGATACTGCCAGCAGTTTCCGACTGTCCTGCCGTTTATCACGATGCGCATCTTCTTTGGTGGAGCAGTAAAAGGTTTGTCCGGACCGGGCAAACCTTTTATGGCAAACACTTTTTTCCCGATGCGCCGGTTACATTGCTGGCGCACATCCTGTGTGTAGTGACCGCCCTCATCAACAAAAGATAGTGAAATACGCAGGCCCAGCCCGTCAGCAAAATGAAGTATCCTGTCAAAGACCTGCTGATCCAAAGCGATCCATGTTTCCGGTTCATCCGGTACGCCCATGACTATTCCTTTTTCAATTCCCCATGTCTCACCAAAATGTCCATGGCCAACAATCTCATATTCCATGCGGTTGTCCTGCGTATCGATGCCGGCGGTCAGACAGAGAACTCCTTCCGGCAGTTCCGCACTGTATTCCTCGCGTCTGGCCATAAGGGAATCTTCATCTTGAATGTCGCCTCGGTCTTCCCATAATTCCCCGAAGGAAGTGTTGTACACAACCTGCAGTTTCTTTGTGTCGCCGATGGCCTTCAGATATTCCAGTATGATAGATGGCCATGTGGCCCAGGCCGAAACAAAAGCGTTCAACCAAAAAGACCGCACACCGTGTTCGATGGCGGCAGGGTTTTCAGCTTCCCACCGGGCAGGCTGGCGCTTCAATTCCATTTCGCTGCCGATGTATCCGCATCCGGGGCAGATGTGGTACACGTTCGTGACCTTGTATGTTTTCTTTCCGGCCACGACTTTCATATCGTATTCGTACCGGATATCTGCAAACTTTATCTCAAAATACTCACCGCAGTGAGGGCAGCGACTTTTCCAGCGCTCCATGGTGCCTTCGGAGTAGGAAGCCTCTATTGCGCTCCACCCCTTGATGGTCGGTGTACTTACTTCCACGGCCTTCGCGTTATAAAATGTCCGCTGCCGTGCCATGGCCAGTCCCCATGGATCACCTTCGTTGCCGGCTGATGTTGCCCAGCGGTCACGTTCGTCACCGAACACATACCGGATTGGCTTTGATGCCAGCGAATGTGCCTCGGTAGATCCGCACATGGTCAGGATGCCACCGGGGTATGTTTTCTGCAGAATGGTGTTGCCTGTATCCCGGCTTTTTGGGGAGACCACTTTTTCCGCCAGTGTGGGGCAGTCACGTATCATTGGTGCGATACGGAGCTTTGAGTATTCTTTGGCATCAATGGTCGTGGGATGTACAAAAAGAATACTGCCGGGATCTTCGTCTATGATGTACCCGATAGTATTGTTTATGAATTCCGACTTGCCGACCTGCGAAGCAGCCACCATGACAATGCGCCGCACTTTCGGATCCGTGAAAGCATCCATCGGTTCCCGCAGATATGGTGTCCGGGACGTTCGCCATGGTCCGGGTTCAGCTGACGATTCGGAAGACAACCTGCGCTTTTTTTCAGCCCACTCGGAAACCGTCAAATCGTCTGGCGGTTTCAAGCCGGTTAGCACTTTGGCCAGTACAGCATTTAGGCGTTTGATATCCTTTTTACGTTGCTCCGCCTTTTTCCGCCGTTCTGCTTCCTTCCGTTCTTTATCATTCTTCTGTGATGTCATCCTTTTTCTCCCAACGCTGGCGCTCCCTCACACGTTCGGCATATTTCTCCGGGTCGTAGCGGTAACGCATCATGTCTTCCATCATCAGATGTGTTTCTTTCCGGATGATTTCTGCGGCCTCGGCAGCGTTCGCGGCTTCGGCAACATCAACAGCGATTCGACCGGGCAGGGCAATGAGATGAGAACGCAGCGTGAAAATCAAATCTTCTGTCATGTTTGCCACATCTTCAGAACGATGTAGCTTTCCACGAAGTTCCTCGACTTCTAAACCTGCCTTGATGGCTTTACTTTGCTTCAGCGAAACTTCCGCACTTATTCTTTTTTTGTCCTGTTCCTTTTCTTCATCATTCGGCTGATTGTTGGCTTTGGAAAAAATAGTTTGATATCTCTGCACCGAATCAGCCAGGTTGAATTTTCCTGAACTGCTCTTTATCAGCTGGCCGTCTTCAGAAAGCTGGCGGATTCGTCTTGCAGTTATACCCAAAACACAGGCTAATTCTGTAGGAGTAACCTCTGTTTCGGATGTAATTTTCAGTATTTTTTCCATATTTTTTTTGCTCCTTTTTTGCTTTACATGCGGAACGGAAATGCCCTGTTTTTCGCATTACTGACTACGCGAAAATCGGGCCTCGCAAGCCATGCTCGGGCTGGGTGGGGGCCGTCACA